AGCATTGCAAGTGCAGTAATTCCTTGTGGTTTAAATTTATGAACAGTCAGATTTACCAATTTTGAATTAGATATTTTTGTTGCATTATACAAACTTAATCTAATATAATCTTCATTATCTAAAAGTTCAGAAGGACTCTCAAGTAAATCAAAAAGTATATGTTTCATAGTTAACCAAATCCTTTAGATTTCTTTTTTGGTTTATCGATAACTTTGATAACTGGTTTATCAGGCCATCCATATTGCCACCAAAACTCTTGAACTTCATCCCAAGATTCAACTATCTTAGAACTACCATTACTAAAACATATTTGATAATGATGTCTATCATAAGGTTTGTTGCATGTCTGCCCGAACCAAAGTGGGTCGTCTTTATCAATTAATTTAGTCATAACCAATCTGGTTTTTTGGATGGGTCACGAAGATAATTAGATGCAACCCAAGGTTTGCTCGATATATAACGTTTGTAAGCAGTAAAAGTGTCAATGCTTGTGTCAAATTTAAACTCATCTGGTCCTGCGAATGCGAATGGTGTTGCCTCTTTATGGCATAGTAATGTTTTTCCTGTTCTTTCTTCAAATACTTTTTCAGCAGCATTCATTGCGGTTTGACATGAATGTACTTTGTTGTATCTGTTTTCATATTCTTTGAGTAATGCAAACCCATGTTCAATTAACCAAGCAGTGTTGGCAATATTTTCTCCTGCCCATACAGTGCAAGGATGTCCACGGAAAGCACCTTTCTCGGTATTGTAAGGTGTTCCGTCTTTCTTAGGTAGTAAATCATTACCCCAGTTGTAATACCATTTAGAGAATACTACTGCCAACATTTGACAAGTTTCTAATGGCATCTTGACCACATGTTTGTCAGGCAACACTTGTGCTGAAACATTTGGGTCAGGATCGGTCACAAAAATGTTCATAATAAAAATATCATATTTCTATTATAACATAATTTTATTTTTTAGCAATATCTTTTTTTAATTCTTTTTGATATTCTTCTCTACCATCTTTTGTAAATACTTTCTTCTCATAATCAAAGTGAGGGTGTGGCTGAGCATTTTCAAAAGGATTCTTTGATGCGTTTTTTAACACAATAAATTTATCCTTTGCAAAGGTTCCTGCAATCTGTACCTCTATATCGTCACCATCCTTCCAGTTTATTTCACCTTTTAGATTGGTGTGAAGCATGGCTTCTTGTATCTTGTCAATAATTTCTTGTGTAAGTTTCATTCTACTATGTCAAAGTGCCATTTAATGTGCTTAATGTAATCAAAAGTGCAACCAATATCTTTGTCGCACTGAATATCATATTTTCTATCACAAAGAAAATTTCTCAATTCCTGTATCGATTGAAAGGAACCTTGTTGTTCAAAATTTTCGTTGTAAAGAATGTATTTCATTTCTTTTTAAAGAAACCTAATTTAGCAAGAAGGTAAAGTGATAATACTGTCCAAAAAACAACTTCCAGTCCGATGTTATTCATTATACATTACTCAAAAGTAGAATCTGGTTCTAATGCTATGTAGTAAGTCAGATTTAATTTACTATTCGTAAACTTAGAAAGTAACTTAGAAGACACTACAACATCATATGAACCGGGAATAATTCTAATATTCTCTACCTTAAAATTAAAGGTAAAGTTTCTGTCAGTTTCTCCTACAGTAACTGCATATTCGTTTGATGTATCATTTTTCTTATCACGAACAATTAATTTAACAACACCTTCACCACCCACAACAGCAAGATCAGGTAGTTGATATACCGCAGCAGCCTTAAGTAATTTTTCTAATGAACTACTATCAAGTTGGAAACACGCATCTTGTGATGGAAGAGATATCTCTTTCTCAGGTGGTGCAATAATAACTTGTGGATCTGCAAAGAAATATTTTACCTTTCTTCTACCCTCACGAATCGTAAGATATGTTTCTTCAGAAAAATCAAGATCAGGATCTTGATGTAGACTTAATCCATTTAGAAACTGATTCAAATCATAGATTGCAACATCTCTTGGAAAATCCTCTGGTATCTCTGCTTCAGCAAGAATATTTTTTGCAACAGATATCGTGCGAAGTTGATTACCTTTCTTCACAAGGATTGAATTATTGATTCCTGCAAAATTCTTGAGGATACCTAAAGTGTTGTCACTTAAATTCATTGTCATAATTGTTAAGGCATTTGTTCAAAATTTCCTGATGGCATTGATGGTTCGCCATAGTGATTATCGAAGTGTAATAATAGCATAGCATAATGTATGACTTTCATCAAGTCCTTCTTATTCTTTCCGTCTTTATTCCCATACCGACTTCCATACTTAAGTATGTTTGCCTGACAGAATGCAGATGCAAGTTCTTTTGATGCCATCAAATCAATCGTCTGAACATTACGATATTCATGAGACTTGCCTGTATAATGTCCTTGATATGTTCCAGAAACATATTCTTGAATATCTTTTAGAATCTCTTCTTCATGATATTTAAAATAATGTGCCATTGGTTTTTCTTCTGTAAAATAATGTGAGTACATATCGTCTATGTCTGACATAGAATCGATTTCATAATCAAGTCCATTACAATCTTCTAAATCATCAGATAATTGTGGTGGCCATGGACTACCAGGTGTCCACTCATATCCACCATTTTCTTCAATTTCTTTTTGAAGTCTTTCGTAGTATGCGTCGTCTTTCACAATAGGATACTCCTCATCAAATGTTCCATTTAGAATGGATGCTGCGAGACTCCAAGCATTAGTCATAAGAGAATAGAAAATCATTTACTAGACTCTCTGCTTTTTGTTTTCCAAACTTACCAGATAAATATCCTGATACTGGATCAAGTTTAGTCATATATGCATCGAAGTCTTTATATACACTGGTATCAGTTCCAGTTGGTTTCTCTAATTCTACCATCTCTTTGTATTTTGTCAAGTATTTGGTAAACATATCAAGATGTTCATCTACTTCACTCATTGTACACTTGGCAATGTAAACATTTTCAGAGAAATGATTACCAGGTTCAAAGAATCGATAATCTCCTTTACTCTTTGGTAATCCATCTACAGAGAACAAATAATTTTCTACTGGATGTTGAAAGTCAAAAACTATAATGACTTTCTTATCAAAGAATCCCATCAAGTCCATACCAAAACAAGGGAGATTACTACCAGTTTTGGGATAGATTATATTGTTGTAAATACTGGATTTATCATTCCATATTTCTACAACTCTTGATTTGATTATATAATCGTTTTTAAAAACTTTTGCAGAAAGCACAGTGCCTTTGGATTCCCAATCTGCCCAAGGATGAGCAAACTGGAGATCAAAGGTGTCATGCAATACTTTCTTGTAATTAACCCACAGATTCATTCTTCTCTGGCATGTCGAACTTATCATCTACTTTATCATATAATTCCAAGAATGATTGTTTTGTTTCATCATCGAAACGATTGATACAAGTTTGAATCGCTTTTGCTTTGTTCTTGAAGATAGCATATGCATTTAGTATATGAACTAAACGTCTTGTGCTAATGATCTCTTCAATACCACCATCATAGAATGTCTTACGAATGATGTCTGCCCAATCAACAAGTCTCTTACAGAATTCAACATCTTTAACACCAAGTGTGGATGCAATATTTAAAAGAATCTTGTTTTCATTTGTTACTGAAGGATATGATTGCTCAAAGGTTACTGGGAATCTTTCAAGGAAGGCTTCGTTGAGCACGTTAGTTCCAATAAAGCGTCCGTCGTCTGAACCTTTACCCTTTGTATTTGCGGTGGCGAATATGTTGAATCCTGCTGCGGGTCTAACGAATCTGCCAATTTTTTTAAGGAATATACCATTTCCCTCAAGGATGCTCTGAAGGCAGAGGATTTTGTTAGAGGCAAGGTCGATTTCGTCAAGGAGCAATACTGCACCTCGTTCGAGTGCTTCGATAACGGGTCCGTTATGCCATACTGTGGCACCATTAACAAGACGGAAACCGCCAATAAGATCGTCTTCATCTGTTTCAATAGTAATGTTTACTCTAATAAGTTCTCTCTTTAGTGTAGCACATGCTTGCTCTACTGAGAAGGTCTTACCATTACCTGATAATCCTGTAATGAATGTAGGATAAAAGATACCTGATTGAATAATCTTTTTGATATCTTTGAAGTTACCAAATGGTACATAAGAATCTGATACTGGAGGTATCAAATCTCTTGCTTCTTTAACTACTTGTTTCTCAAGTTGTGCTTTTGCTTGAGCAACAGTTAGAGTCCAGTTTCCTCTAGTTAGTTTTCTGAACTCAGGCATCTTCTTAATTCTTTTTGAGATGCTTTGAACTTGAACTTTGAAATGAGTTGCTGCTTCTTGAATTGCTTTGCTACCGATTTCGGTACCATAGTTCTCTT